AGGGTGCAGTGGTTCCAGAGTGGACTGCTGTCACACCTAAATTTGATGCAAGTGCATTAAATATGAAATTAAATTCACCGTCAGGTAAACTACTAAGTTATTGGGATTATAATGGAACCCCACTAAATCTCCTACATTCTCACTCAGATATTAGACTAAAAAAAGATATTAAACCATTAGTTGGCGCACTAGATAAAATTCTACAGCTCCAAGGAGTATCTTTTATATGGAACAAAGATATATCCACATATGTTGGTACGATACAAGATTATGATATTGGATTTATTGCTCAAGATGTTGAGTCTATAATTCCAGAAGTTGTTATAGAAACAAGTGTACCAGACTTAGATTACACAATTAAAAATGTAAGATATGAACGGTTAGTTCCACTATTAATAGAATCAATCAAAGAACAACAATCCCAAATTGAAGACTTAAAGTCTCGATTGAGTCGAATAGAATCCACTAAATAAAAACAACAATATTTACATAAGAATGAATGAGAATCTGAAAAATAAGGCGTTAGAAATACTTCAAAAAGAACAAACTCAACTTGAGGGTGTATATGAAAAGCAGTCTACATATCAAGCACCCCAAACTGTAGAGAAAATTTCAGTTTCTCAAGGACCTGATGGGAGATGGTCTAAAAATGTAATAGAAGAAAAAAATACATTTCAGGATGAGGGTGTAATAGGAAAACTTGAAAAAGAGTTAGAACTTGATACGGTTACATTACAGACATTTTGTAAAGAATTTGATGACCAAATTATTTCATTCAATTCACAAATTAATGACCTAAAATCTCAAATTGTAGTTCTTTCAACAGAAGCGATTGGTCGAAACTGTTGGCCTGGAATTGCATATAGTACTACGACATCAGGTGGAACCATTAGAAATACTGGTATTGGGTCAACGGCTCAAAACTATGGTGGGGATTTTTCTTACCAGCAAGATAGAGACGGATTAAAAATATATGAAAGTATGTCGGGTCCAAACTCAAATTATGCGACAGATAATCCATTTAGTCCAGATTCAATTGTAACACTATCTGCCCCATATTCTGGTTTTGGTTACGAAAATGTTCGTCAAGATGATGGAGGTAGCATAATTGGTACAGCAAGAACTACTATATCTGGAATTGCTGGAACACATCTAGGTCCCAAAAATGTAGACACATTTAGAGCTTATGCTGGAGTTGGAGTTGCCCCTGAGGCCACTATTACAGACTTGACTGGTTCAGCCGGAGATTCTCGTTGTATATCAATTGCAAGTTCAATTTCGAGTTTATTGGCTCAAATTAATACATTAAGAACTCAGAGAGAAGCATTGATAAATCGAGATAATTTAAATTTAGTTAAAAGTGTAAAAAAAGAAAAAGAACTTCAAGTCTGGGGAACTAAAAATTTAAATCAGAGAATTGAATCTCGAAAATCTAAAAACTCTTCGGCCTTAGCTGCCATCAAAAATCTGTCTTAAGACCCCTTGACACCAGACCCGAAATGCCCTATGATACGGGAGCAAACCTTGAACCCCGTTGAATGGACGATGAAAACGAATATCCTCTTGGTCTTGTAATTGACCTTTGTACTAGGTCATTTCTTCTCTTAGGTGATAAGGGTAGTGAACGTATGCTAGAGTGTGATACAATCGATGAATTTATGAGTGTATTGGAATTCGCAACTAGTAGTTTGGAACCCTGTCAGATTCAGTATGCAGATATTGCAACATGTTCTAAATAAAAATCATTATGGAAGTTTTTACAGTGAAAGAATTTCAAGAACGTTTTGATGAACTTATTGTAAGAGTTGAAAATGGTGAACACATTGGCATCGTAGATGAAAATGGTCGGGCATGTATTATGATGCCCACTGACGATGAGTTAATGAAACTTTATGTCGAGACGAATAACGAGGCACCCTAACATAAACACAAAAGGAGCAGTAATGCTCCTTTTTTAGTATCAAAATAAATACCAATAATACCTCAAAGAACTCCAATGTCTTATAAAATCACAAAGGGTTATTGTTGGTACAATGAAGGAACTCAGATAGTTCTTATGTACTTTATGAACTCAGTTCCATTTACTTTTGATGAACTACCAGATGGGCACTTATATGATAAAGACCTTTGTGAGGCGGCAGACAGGAATAGAACATTTGAACCCGAAGACCTTTATAAATCTTCATCATACCTTATAGAGGAAGAGGCACATCCTTGTTTTTTCAATATTGACATTGAAAATCCAGAAGATTTACCAGAAGACCTTGAGGTGTATTACAACTAAATATAACATAATAGGTATGTTAAAATAAGAACATGACCCTCAATAAGTTAGAGAATTTCATTCGTTCAACTGACGGGCGTATTATTTTCGTCAATCCCAGTGATATTAATGCAACGGATGCAATTACAAATGATGGTACGTCACTTGCTTCACCGTTTAAAACTATACAACGTGCTCTTGTAGAGTCTGCAAGATTTTCCTATCAAAAAGGTAATAATAATGACCTAGTTGAAAAGACCACAATTCTTCTTTTCCCTGGTGAACATCTTATTGATAATAGACCTGGATATGCAATTTATGATAATGGTGGAACTGCTTATGCAGTATCTAGAGCAGGTGGCGCTGGAGTTCTAGCATCATCTGTTCTTTCTTTAGGATTAGAGTCAAACTTTGATTTAACTCAAGAAGATAATATTCTCTACAAATTCAACAGTTATTATGGTGGTGTTGTAGTTCCAAGAGGAACCTCCATTGTTGGACTTGACCTCAGAAAGACAAAGATTAGACCAAAATATGTTCCCAATCCAACCGATGATTCAATCGGTAAATCAGCAATCTTTAGAATCACTGGAGCATGTTATTTCTGGCAATTCTCCATCTTTGATGCTGACCCAAGTGATTTAGTTTATACACATCCAGATAATTTTAGTTCAATTCAACAATCCACACCAAACTTCTCACACCATAAACTCACATGCTTTGAATTCTGTGATGGTGTGAATAATGTTGATTCTTATGGTCTTACTGACCTTGACATGTATTACAGTAAGGTCTCTAATGCCTATAATGCCTATCGTTCAATTGACCAAAAGTTCCCATCAAGTTCTCTAGGATTTGCAAAGAGAAATTCAGAATGGGAAATCGTAGGAGCGTTTGCATCAGACCCAATCGAAATTTCATCCATCATTTCTGGTAATGGTTCAACCGCAAGTTCACTAGTCACTGTAAATACGAAGAAACCTCATGGGTTAAATGCGGGTACTCCAGTTAAGATTCGTGGAGTATCTGGAAGTGGATTAACTCAACCATATAATATCTCAACTACAGTCCAAAGTGTAGTTTCATCTACTTCATTTACATATATACTTCCCGATTTTCAGTCTTATATTACTTTAAATCCAAATCCAAGTCCAGCATCTGCAACAGTTACACTTGAAACTGATACTGTAAGTGGTGCGTCTCCATATATCTTCAACTGCTCCCTACGTTCAGTTTGGGGTATGAATGGTCTTCATGCCGATGGAAGCAAGGCATCAGGATTCCGTAGTACGGTTGTAGCACAGTTTACTGCAATCTCACTACAAAAAGACGATAGAGCATTTGTGAAGTATGATAAGTCATCTAGAACTTATCAAAAAATTGATTATGCAGCAGTAACTGGAAGTGCCTTACCTTCTGGTGCATCTCAGACGGATTCAAATAAGGTTTATCACTTAGACCCAGAAGTAATCTATCGTAAGGGTTGGGAAACAAGTCATATTAAATTCACAAACGATGCGTTTATTCAAATTGTTTCAGTCTTTGCAATTGGATTCAATAAACACTTCGATGCAGAATCTGGTGGCGACGCATCCATTACAAACTCTAACTCTAACTTTGGTCAGATTTCACTGAATTCATCAGGATTTAAAAAAGAAGCATTTGATAAGGACAATACATCATTTATTACATCAGTTATTCCTCCAAGAGCAATTCCACAAGTCGAAGACAATATTGAGTGGTTATCATTAAATGTTGGACTTACAACTCAAGTTGGAATTTCGAGTCATCTTTATCTCTATGGATTTAATTCTGCGGATAATACACCATCAACTTTGACTCAAGGTTATCGAATTGGTGCTAGACTGAATGATAAATTATACGTTAAATTGGGCACTGGAACTAGTGAAGCATCAATTTACATGTGTGATAATGCAATTCATTCTACTGGATTCACTACTGCATTAGGTTCAACCAGTTCTGTAAAGTCATATAGAGTCACATCTGGACCATCTTCGAACTCATTTACAATTGGTGTAAATGGACTTCTAACCGGAGAAAAAGTCAAAATCATTAGTGATGATGGAGACCTCCCTGAAAATATTGATGCTCATGAGACTTATTATGCTATTAATAATGGTGATAATAATACAGTTAAATTAGCATCATCCTATACAAACGCAATTCAATCTCAACCAATTACTGTATATGGTGGAACCAATCTTACAATTCTGAGTCGTGTATCAGATAAAGAATCAGGTGAACTCGGTTCTCCAATTCAATTTGATGCTCAAAACAAGAACTGGTTTATTCATGTAAACCCAAGCAATCAGATTTATAATGCTCTTGTATCTGGCGGAACTGCGACATACGGAGAGACTACTGAACTCGCTTATGTAAAGAGAATTTCCGATGAAAGAAGTTTGGATGAAAAACTCTATAAATTCAGAGTTGTTATCCCAAAGGAAACAGTAAACGGTAAAGACCCAGAATCTGGATTTGTAATTCAAGAATCCAGTACCACTGGAGTAGGAAATAGTTCAGAATTTACAAGAGTTACAATTGGTCTATCAGACTTTAATTCATACTTTAAGAATCCAAGATTTATTTCAACTTGCTCTGAGAGTTCAGGTACTGTAACTGTAATCTCAGAACTTCCACATAATCTCCAAGTTGGTGAAATTATTATTCTTCGCAATATCAAGAGTTCCACTAATACAACTGGAACTGATAATGTTGGTTATAACGGACGTTTTACTGTTACTTCAATTGTAGATGCAAATACCTTTAGATACTCTACAACTGATGTAACGGGGATTGTACATAGTGTTGGAACATTCACTGACACAACTGCATCCCGAGATGAAAATCTCCCTCGTTTTGAAAGAAATGATTGGCAAGGTAATCTATACGTCTATCGTAATGAAATTATTTCACCATACATTTATAATCAGCAAGATGGTATCTATCATGTGTATGTGTTAAATTCAAATAACACAATCACAGACCACTTTACAAATCTTAAGTATAGTCAACCACCCACTAATTTGTATCCACAACTCGATAGAGATAATGTGAATGCAAACCCACCTGCAGCAAAAACATTTGCTAAGCGTTCCCCAATTGGTGAAGTTGTTACTAATGACCTCAAGAGTAGTATTACCAGAGAGTCTGCTGACCTCATGATGAAGGAAATTGGAATTGGTTTAACCATTTCCACTGTAACTTCAACATCAGGTATTGCAACAATTTCATTCTCAAGATTCCATGGATTATCTGGAATCGTAACTGGAAGCATTACACCTGGAGCATCTTATAGCAATGGAATTTACTACAATGTAAAACTTCTCAATGGTTCTCAAACTGGTTCATGGAGTGGTGCAACTGCAAAAGTTGTTGTTTCTGGTGGTGCTGTAACGTCTACTGATATTATGTCACCTGGTTCTGGATATACGTCTACTGCATTATACTTTGACCAGACTCGCATTGGTGCTGGTAATGGTTCTGCAAGATATAACATTACTACGTCAGGAATTTCAACTAATATTGGTGATGTAGTTCAAATTACTGGTGATGGTACAACATCTGATGGATATTATAGAATTGTATCCGTTGCATCATCAACATCTGTAGCAGTTGCAAAAACATCAGGTGACCCAACAATTACTACAAGTCAATATGCATTTGTAGTTGGACCGTCAGTTCAAATTCAATCTGTAACTTCATATGATTCTGCAACTGGAATTTCAACGTTCTATACAACAGATTCTCATGGACTTCTTTCCGGGCACTGTTTTAGAGTAGTTGATTCCAGTAATAATAATCTTGGAGACTATCTCGTAAAAGATAGACTAGGAATCACATCATTTACTGCAGTTACAAATAAAACTCTGTCTGCAGCAAGTGGATATATTCTAAAACATGGACTTTCATCAAATGATGCAATTTCTGATACAAGTTCTGAAAATCTTGGTACTCGTCAAATTACCTTCTATGATAGTGAAGTATTTAAACTTTTATCCGCAATTACAACTGAAACAACCATTAGTATTACAAGTTCTGGTATTGGAACAGCACAAAGACTTCCACTAGGTTCTTATATTCAAATTGATAATGAAATTATGAGAATTGCAAGTAGTAATAATACTACTTCAGCAACTGTTCTTCGTGGTGTTTTAGGTACACGTCAGGAATCCCATGATGTAAATTCACAGATTCGTAAAATAAATCCAATTGCAGTTGAGTTTCATAGACCATCAATCATTAGAGCATCAGGTCATACATTTGAATATCTTGGATATGGTCCTGGTAACTATTCAACTGGTTTACCTCAAGTACAAGTAAGGTCTTTATCAGATACTGAAAACTTCTTAGCGAACTCTCAAGAACGTTCATGTGGTGTAGTTGTTTACACTGGTATGAACAACTCTGGCGATTTTTATAGTGGAAACACTAAAACATCTGCAACTAGTGGAGAAGTGGTTTCTTATGATATCCCAAATCCAACTGTAACTGGTGAAAATCCAAATAAACTCAGTGTAGTTTTTGATGAAGTCACAATCAAAGAACGACTCTTAGTTGAAGGTGGAGATTCTGGTCAGGTACTTTCACAGTTCGATGGTCCAGTTACCTTTAATAAAGAAATCCGAGCAAAATCTCAAGTAACATTCAACGATAAGGTTCGTATTACTAGTCCTGTTACAGACGCACTTTCTGTTACAGGTGGTTCAGTACTAAATGGTGAAGTTGTCGTCAATACTGGAATTGTACCAGATTCTGATGAAGGTGCTTACTTAGGTACTGCTGCCAAACCATTTAGTGATGCACATATTGGTGAAATCAGAATTGCTCAGACTGACGATAACACTATTGATACTGCAACTGGCAATCTAACAATTAATGCTACATCTGGCAGTTCTGTTGCCATTCAGACTAATACTACAATTAGTGGTAACTTAGATTTAACGAGTTCACCTTCAGGTAGTGGTCGAATTAGTGCTAATTATCTAGATGTACCTAACGTTGCCCCACTCGGTAGTATTTTTATGTGGTCGGGTGGTGTTATTAATTTACCTGTAAATTGGTTGATTTGTAATGGTCAAGCAATTTCTAGAACAACTTATAGTGAATTATTTGCTATTATTGGTACAACTTTTGGTGTAGGAGATAATAGTACAACGTTTAATCTACCAAATATGGTGGATAGATTTGCTGTTGGTGCTGGTAATCAGTATTCAACTGGAGATACTGGAGGTTCAAACAGTGTTACTTTAACTAGTTCCCAAATGCCTGTACATAATCATTCGGTTAACGACCCAGGTCATCAACATACAGTTTATAACCAAATTTTTGGACCAGGTAATTCAGTTGGTGGAAGTGGCAGTAATACTTCAACTCAACCTACAAGTTTGGCGTTAACCGGAATAACAATTGGTAATGCAGGGGGTTCAGGTGGTGTAACTCAATCACATGAAAATAGACCTCCTTATATTGCACTTCCTTACATCATTCGAGTTAAATAAATACCTATAAACTCCAAAGATGGCAAATTATAGAAAGGCATTTAATCTTAGAAATGGTGTTCAAGTTGATGATGATAACTTTATTGTAAACTCTAATGGACTAGTTGGAATTGGAACTTCCATTCCAACTGAATTTTTAGATGTTCGAGGTAACGTTAAAGTTGTTGGACATACAACATCAAATACATCATATTCTGGAATTGCAACCATCGGTAGATTAAATGTATCTAATGGCGCAATAGTTTCTGGGGTAGTTACTGCAACATCATTTTCTGGAAGTGCTTCTGGATTGACTGGGATATATGCAATTGCCGTTGATGGTTGGTATGTAAATTCAATTAACTCATCAATTTCAACATCATTTAAAGTTGGTATTGGAACTACAATACCAGATTATTCACTTCAGATTGGTAATAATCCTTTATTTGGACCTGGAGTTGCAATTGAATCAAATGGAAATATTCGAGTTTCTAGTGCAATCACAGCATCTAGTTTTGATGGAGCATTAAATGCAACTAATCTTACTGGAACAATTGATAATGCAAGAATGCCATCTAATGTAAGTGTTGGAATTGTTACTGCGTCATCAGGATTTTATGGGAATCTAATTGGAACTGCATCAACTGCAAACTCAATTACTACTAGTGCAGATATCACTGTGAATTCAATCAACAGTGGTTTTTCAACATCTGGTATTTCAACCGTCCACAATAAACTACATGTAGAAGGTAATATTGGAGTTGGAACTCTTACACCTAATGCTCAACTTCACGTTAGAAAGACTGGAATCTCTTCAATTCAGTTGACAAGTGATGGTTCAAATTCATCAATTCTTACATTAGGTAGAAGTGGAACTCCTACATCCAATAATGGTCAATTGAGATTTGGAAACACAAATGGAACTTATTCTTATAGTACTGAGCAATCATTAGACCTCATTAATTATGATACTGGAAACTTAAACTTTTACTTGAATCCTGGGGGAGCAGGAACTGGGTCCTATAACTGGTTTAAACCATCTCTAGGACTGATTATGACACTGACGAGTTCTGGAAATCTCGGAATAAATTCTACCACACCATCTAGCAAACTGTCAATAGTTGGTGATGCATATATCACTGGTGTTACTACAATCACCGGAGGACTTACTGCAGGTGCAATTACCTCTAGTTCAATTGTAACTGGAAATGGGACATTCCAAGGTAAGGTAGGTATCTTTACTGACACTCCAACTTATGATGTTCAGGTAGGTCGTAATCCAAGTGTATCCAACGGAGTTGGAATCTCATCTACTGGTAATGTCGTTGCATCTGGTCAAGTGACTTCTTCAAGTATGAATGTGTCAGGAATTATAACATCTTCTGGTGGATTCACAAGTGGTACAGGTGGTCCTGTTCAAATATCTGTCACGGGTTCAACACTTACCTTTACTATTCCAGGTGTTGGGTCAACAGACTTGACATTGTACTAAAAACCCAGTAGACTAGGTTTGTCACGGATGAACCACATACTATAAGTTCTTAAAAACCTCTAAGAACTCTAAGAAACCTTAAAGACACTTTAGAAACTGTCCACTGGAGTCCCGCTAGGGACTTTTTTATTGCTATCATTATCTGAACAACCAATGAGACCTGTGATTCAACTGCGCCCCCATCAGGAACACGCTTGCAACATGATGACCAAATATTCCAAGGGAATCATCTGCGCTGTTACTGGTGCAGGTAAGACTCTCATTGGAGTACAAGACACCATGACTCAGTTTGAACAAAATGAGTCTCAGACTGCTGTAGTTATTATTCCACGACTGCTTCTTGCAAGTCAACTGTGTTCAGAGTATCTGCAGCATATTGATAATGCCTCAGTGTTTCATGTACACAGTGCAAAGACTCAGTATGAATCCTCTACCAACCCGAATAAGATTCGTAAATGGGCAGAGACTACCCCTGGTCATAAACTCATTTTCACGACTTATCATTCTCTTCGACGTTTGATTGAGTCTGAGATTCCAATTGATGTTGTGCATATGGATGAGGCACACAATTCAATTCGTAAGGATTTCTTTCCTTATGTAGAGAAGTTGTCTCAACGTGCTAAGCGTTTCTATTCTTATACTGCAACTCCTAAGTACTCAACTCAGTATAACAAACCTGGAATGAACTGGGGTCATGTATATGGTCAGGTGATTGTAAATGTATCTGCTCCTGATATGGTGAACAATGGATTCATTGTTTCTCCTAAGATTGAAACCACTCGAATTGATTCAGTTCGGGATAAGGAGTATGCAGCAGAGCGAGACTGTATGACTCTTCTGGATACGATTCTCAATGAGGATAATATGCAGAAGGTTCTAGTTACTGTTCCGAGTACCAAGATTATGCTTGCGATGTTTGCAGAGACTGACTTCATGAAAGAGGTACAGTCTTATGGATATGATGTCTTTTGGATTACGTCAAAGTACGGTGCAT